CTCCTAGCTTAGCGGCTGGGGGCTAGCTCGGGGAACCGCTCCCACGGTTCCCTTTGAGCGTCCTGGGAGGGACGATGACAGAATTTTATACGTACATGTACCTGCGTGCGAACGCTACCCCATATTACATTGGGAAGGGCAAAGGGTACCGAGCTTTTGACAGAAAAAATCACAACGTAAAAGTACCTATAGATAAACCCAGAATTTTTATGCAGTTCTGGGAGTCCGAAGAAAAAGCTTTCGAGATGGAAGAGTGGTACATCTCTTTTTATGGCAGAAAGAACAACGGCACTGGAATCCTCAGAAATTTCACAGACGGTGGAGAGGGCGGGTCGGGCATAGTAATGTCCCCTGAAACCAGAAAAAGGATTAGTGAGGCATTAAAAGGAAGGGTTTTCTCAGAAGAGCACAAGACAAGGATAGGCTTGGCGCTTGCTGGTAGAGAGCTTTCGGAAGAGGCGCGCAGAAAGAACAGTGAAGCTCAGAAAAAGTGGAACGAAGATAATCCAGGAATGCGCAAGGGTATAAAGCGCTCAGAAGAAGCAAGAGCAAATATTAGCAAAGCAAAAATGGGCAAGAAACCAAGTGCACAGGCGCTGCTCAATATGAGTCTTGCACAAAAAGGAAGAAGGCACTCGGCAGAAACAAAGGAAAAAATAGCGGAATCAAACAGACGAAGAAGCTACTCTGAAGAAACTCTTAAGAAGATGAAAGCGTCCCAAAGGGTAGGGGAATCAGGTTGCCGAGGAGTTCAGTGGGATAGACAAGTCAACAAGTGGAAAGTCAGATTAAACATAAATGGAAAAAGAAGATACTTTGGACACTATGCCTCTTTAGAAGGGGCAATAGAAAGGGCTCAGAATGCCTCGCAAGAAAATACAGCTTGAAAAAGAGAGACCTCCCTATCTAAATGCTGATGGCACCTTAGATTTTACTAAGATTTTTCAGCTTCAACCTAAGCAAACGGAATTGTTAGAAATACGAACACGCGATGGGGTGCCTTATGTAATGCCTGTCGCTCCACAGTGCTTGAGTGTCGGGGGTTTCCGAAGTGGAAAAACTGTAGGATGGCTCATGTATATAGTCCAGAATTTTTCTCTGGCTTATGACAACTGTGACGCACTTGTACTTAGGAGAACGTTCAAAGAGCTGGAATCGGGAGCGATTAAGGACGCACTTACATTCCTTCCTCCTGAGCTTTTTAAATACGACCAAACTAAACACGTGCTGACATTCATGAATGGTTCGCGTATTGTTTTTGGTCACTGCGCGAATAATAAAATGCGAGATATTGAGCAATATCTTGGAAGTGCTTACCCCGCAATCCTAAACAAAATTGGGTCACTAAGTAATTGGTGAGAACCTTCTCTGATTGACTCGAACGCTGAAATGCCAACGAGGCGGAACCCGCAAGGGACCGTGAGAGACTAAGCGAGAGGGGCGTAACGCTAAAAGGCGTAACGCATGCAATAGTCCGTACTATACAGGAATGAAAACTGTATGAGTGCAGCAGAAATGACTGCACCACGCTAAGCGTGTAACAAAGTAGAGTAGACGAGTGTGGCCAATTTTCTTCAGAAGCTTGGGGTATGTTGTATTCTCGTAACATTGTAAATGCGGCCTGTGTACACAATGCACATGGGCATCTCCCTATTCCGTTTATTGTTGGGTGCACTAACCCCCTAGGCCCCTACTACGAGTACTACCGTACGGTCTTCGTGCAGAAAGAACCTTTCGAAAAACCCGAGGGAGCTAAGCGCGATGACAACGGTGCTTGGTGGACCCAAGTAAATGGGGAATATTACTGCTTATACGACCCTCAGCTCTACGCATACCAAAGGTCCACAGCGATGGACAATCCTGAGTTTCTGAAAAGGGACCCAGGGTTCATAGCACGTATGAACAGTCTGCCTAAGGCTCAGCGCGATAAAAAGCTTTTGGGACTTGATGGCGTAGCAGAGGGTCAGTACTTTTCGTGCTGGGACCCTTATGAGCATGTGATTGATTTACGTGAAGACCCAGAGGCTATCATTTGGCAGCCGTGGAACGTCGTCTGGGGCAGTCAAGACTGGGCGATGGGTTCCCATAGCAACGCAGCCTACCTATTCACCAAAGCATTGGTAAGAGCAGGTGTAGGAAAAGATTACAAAACAAAAACTGTGTGCTTTAAAGAATCCATGTCAGTCGGAGGAAAAACCCACAAAGAGTGGGCAGCAATTTTCAAGCACATGTGCAAGCTCCCTGACGGGACCCCTGTAATTCCTAAGGCAATATACTTCTCTCATGAAAAGTTTTCGAAACAGGTAAGTGCACACTCTCCTGCTGATGAATATTCAAGAGAGTTGATGGAGCTAGGGCTTCCCAGAGTAACCAGAGCAGCAGCAGCAGCAGGAGATAGAGTTGCCGGTGCTTCTATGATTTACAACTTGCTGCGCAATGGTGAGCTGGTTGTGCTGAGCAGTTGTACAGGAATTATAAATGCTTTTCCATCTTTGATGGTTGACCCTGATTTTCCCGACGACGTACTAAAGGTAAACACACAAGGCGACGATGCTTATGACGCCTTTAGGTACGGTATTTATGGGTCGCACAAGTCAAAGCGTAAGCCAGAGTTAATGAGCATTGAAGAACACGCCCGAGAGCTTGACCCTCTTGCATCTTGGTTCTATCGTCAGAAGATGCTAGCTGACAAAGAGAGGCACAACACCAGCGTTCCTTTTTTGCAAAAAGAACAGCCCGTTTGGATGGGAAAGGTTTAGGAGACTCAGATGTTCGAATACACAGAGACGTTCGGAGCTAGAATACGTCAGTTCTTCAAGGAATTGTTCGGCAGTAGGTATGTGGAGCACCTTGAGAATGAAATTGCGATCCTTAGGCAGGACCACGATAGGACTTTGCAGGACCGTGATCACCTAATCGCAGCGTTGCGCGAAGAAAAGGCTATGCTGAACTCCAAAATCGTGATCTATGAAAACACGGTGATGTCTCACAGCTCACGTATGGGTGCCGAGGTCATTGCTTATCAAAAACCAAAGCCTCCGAGTCCCAAATTCAACTTCACGAGCATTCCTCCTACGAAAAGTCGTTGGCAGGTTGTGCAGGAAGAGCACGAAGAGCAAATGCGTAGAGAATTAGAGGCAGAAAAAGAGAAACCTGCGGAAACCACCGCATAAGGAGGCCCTTGTGGCAGAGAAAAAGGAAAAGAAATGCAAATGCGGTGAGTTTCAGTCGTTCTCCGTCAACAAAGCGGAGAATGGGTACAAAATCAGCGTGTACTTCGAGAATAAAAAGACTCTAGGTGCAAAAGCTGGGTGGTATCCTTCGTCTTGCTCTAGTCAAGAGTTTGTGGCGACGAGTAAACCTGAGATGTTTGCTAGGTTAGAAAAGATTATGAGTGGGGATTGCGGTTGCCCCTGTGACTAAGTTTACGGCCCGAGGCCGAGGAGATTAACATGGGATTTTTCAGTAAAGACGGTCGTAAAAGTGGGTCGGCATTCGTTGCAAAGCGTAGGGATGCAGAAGCAGCAAAGTCTGAGCCCACTGGAAAAAGTTCACAGATGGGTAAAGAAATAATGAACCAGGGTGACCCTGGGCCTAAGGCACCTACTGCACAGGTTGGCGCATCGAATATTGAGAACGAGGAAACAGGAACCCACGCGGCTACGCAAGTGGCGCAGGAGCATGGTCCGGCAACGACGGTCCATATTGCACACGACCACAAAGCTGGGAAGCACAGCGTCACGAGTACGCACAAGTCTGGGCACGTTCATCAGAGCACCCACAAAAGTGCGGGGGATGCCCACAAGTTTGCAAGTGCGCTAGCTGGTGGAGCTGGGGACCAACCTACGGAAGAACCTGAGGGTATGCCAGAGGCACCAGAATCAGACGGCTTCGCTATGCCGAGATTGGCCTAAGGAGAATCTATGTACGAATCAAAGACGGAGCCTGGACGTAAATTCGGGTCAGCTTTTCGCGGTAAGAGATTTGACTCATACCACGATGAAGCACAGCCCAAAGTGGAAGCCACCCCTGTGCACCATGGGGAAGAGAAGGATGAGAAGACTGTTACAGGGGGATCGCATAGCCCTGTAGTGGATTTTCACATCGTGCACGATCATGAAGGCAAGAAACATTCGGTCACTTCTACAAGGGAAGATGGAAGTTCCTCAGCCACAGAGCATGGGAGTGCTAAGGAAGCGCATGACAGCGCTGAGCAACTTGCGTTGGAAGCGGGTGGGACTGAACAGGCTTCTGATGTGAAGAAGCGTGAACATCCCGATCAACAGGGTGCAGAATCCGAAGAGCGCGGGTATGAAATGCCCGATCTGGCCTAAGGAGAACCTAAGGTATGCCCTACGCAAGCAAAGCGCAACAGCGGTATTTCCACGCAAACGAAAAAGAGTTGAGTAAACAAG